TATTATGGAAAAGACAGAAGTTAAAAATGCACTGATTTATGGTAATGGTAAGTCTAGAAAAGAGTGGGATATTACCAGAAAATTTAATAACACATCAACTTGGGGTTGCAATCGTATCTATGAAGAGGGTGTACAACTTGACAATCTAGTTTGTGTGGATTATATAAGACAACATGAAGTCTATAAGTCTGGATACGCATTTAAAAACAAGTGTTGGTTTCTAGACTGGCATATCCAAGAAAACATAGACTTACTAGAAAGTTCTACGAATAGTTCAGAGCTTATTGACTTAATCAAACAAGGTGTACCAGAAGAATACATCTTTGAGAATGAGAGAAACGAAAGTAATAGAGTTGTAATCAAAGGTAAACTACCTAAACTTAAATGGACAGACCCAGAGTTAGAACAATACAAGAATATACCAAAGGTTATGAGAGATGTAGGTTTGTATATCACTTGGTTACAAGAGGATATGGTCAATGATATAAAAAACTTTAGAGGTCGTAATGCTGGTGCAACTGCAATGTGGTTGGCCTGTGAACAGGGTGTAGAGAATGTTTATATGATGGGATTTGATTTGTCTGTGTTAGATAAACCACTTAGTCATTTATATCCAGAAACTACACATCTACCTAACACTGCAGCTACAAGTGGATTTGATAGTATCAACTGGCAAACACAAAACAAGAAAGTGTTTAGAAAGTTTCCAAAGGTAAATTTTTATTGGGTGACAAAATCACTAGAGGAACAACTTCTTATGGATAAATTTACTGACTGTAAGAATGTAACATTTTTAACTTATAAGGATTTAAAAGTATGGAAGTAATTGTTTATGGAAATGGTGAGTCGAGAAAACAGTTTGACCAACTACAGTTTATGAGTGACTTTACAACTTGGGGGTGTAACGCAATCTATCGTGATATGAAAGTAGATAACCTTGTATCAGTCGATTACGCAATGCAACAAGAGATAGAAAGCTCTGGATATGCAAGAGAGAATGTTTGTTACTTTACAGATTGGAGTATAATACCAAGTGCAGATGAAATGTTATTAAACACAATGAAATTAGATTTTGAACCACACATGATACATGAAACACTGAAGATAGATAGAACAGATTGTGTCATACAAGGTAAAGACCCAAAGACTGCTGAGAACAATATTAAAGAAGCACTTGACAAGAACCCAGATTTAGATTACAATGACCTCAAACTTAAGGTAGAAAAAGATGTGGGTTTATACATCACTTGGGTTGGAGAAAATAAAATAAAGAATGTAGAGTATCCTAGAGAATGGTGTGCTGGTGCGACTGCAATACACCTCGCATGTCAACAGGGTGCAACAAAGGTTTATATGTTAGGATTTGATTTATCCAGTTATGATAGTCCACTAAATAACATATATAAAGGTAGTTTGAATTATCTACCTGAATATGCAAAGGGGTTCAATCCAGTAAACTGGAATTTACAACTTGGAGCTATCTTCGGAGAGTTTAAAGATGTAGAATTTTTCTGGATTAATCCTGTTCATACTTCGTTAGATAGTGTGAACGAAAAGTTTCGTAATGTAAATTTTTTAACATACGAAGAACTATACAAAACATACGATAACATAAGGAGAAAATAATGTCGTTAGATAAGTTAAAGTCAACTAACACTCTTGACAAGTTAATCAACGCAGTCAAGAAAGACGAAAAAGACCCAACCGAAAAGAAGTCCTATGTAGATGAAAGACTATGGAAACCAGAACTTGATACAACAGGTAATGGTTACGCAGTCATTCGTTTCCTACCAGCAATCGAAGGTGAAGACTTGCCTTGGACTAAACTTTGGAGTCATGCGTTTCAAGGGCCAACTGGTCAGTGGTTTATTGAGAACTCACTAACAACCTTGAACCAAAAAGACCCTGTATCAGAGTACAACAGTTCATTGTGGAACTCTGGTGTAGAAACCGATAAAGAGATTGCAAGAAAACAAAAGAGAAAGTTATCATACTACTCAAACATCTATGTGATTACAGACAGTAAGAACAAGGACAATGAGGGTAAAGTTTTCTTGTTTAGATATGGTAAGAAGATATTCGACAAACTGATGGCTGCAATGCAACCTGAGTTTGAAGATGAATCACCTATCAATCCTTTTGACTTCTGGAAGGGTGCAAACTTTAAGTTGAAGATTAGAAAAGTAGATGGTTTCTGGAATTATGATAAGTCAGAGTTTGAAAAACCATCACCTATTCTAGATGACGACAGTGCAATCGAGAGAATATGGAAAGAACAATATCCTCTTGCAGATTTCACTGCACCAAGTAACTTCAAGTCCTATGAAGAACTCAAGACAAGATTAGATGCAGTTCTTTCTGGTAAAACTATTGTAGGTAATCAGACAGTTGAAGATGAACCTGTTGCATCACCTAAAGTAGATACTAAACCTGTAGAGAATAAGGTGAAGGACGAAGAAGATACTATGGATTACTTTAACAAACTTGCAAACGCATAATTACTGTGCATTCGCAACAGCTAATTGGGTGGGGTCAGTGTGACTAATTTGTTTTATATTATGTTGCACCGACTCCATCTTTGAGTTATTTGATGCATCTACTGTAGTTTGATTTACAACAGTTGTTTGTCCACCTTCCATTTTATTTAATGCGTTTTCACCCATTGCATGAAACTGTTCAAAATGTTTTTGAAGTGCAGCTGCAACTGCTGTATCTATTTGTTCTTTAGTTGCATCTTTTTTAATTAAATCTTTACCAAACTGTAAAAGTTTACCACCAAACTCTTTGACTTTCTCTTTTGTTGGTATTGCATCTATGACTCTCTTTTTCAAGTCTGCACCAAAGTTTTTAATTTTTTCAGATACATCTTCAAATGAAGGTAGTTCAATTCCTGTTATGTCTTCAAACCTACTAATCATATCATCTTTTAGTGATGTAAATTTATCACCTAATTCACTCAATTTACCTTTTAGGCCCTCTGCAAAACCAGCCATCTTTTCTTTAAGTTCATCTTTTGTTGGTAACATTTCCTTAAATGCATCAAACTTTTCACCTATCTTATCACCAATACCACTAAAAAATTTAGATACACCCTCTGGACTTCCCATACCTAATGTAAGAATACCAACTGCACCACCGACTAATGCTGCCTTTGCAATATCCATTTTAGTCGCAGTTTCATCTTCTGCTTTTTTCATACCTGCTTTAACACCACCAATAATACCTGTTATCCCAGCGCCAATTACAAGACCAACAGGGCCAGTTGCAAATGAAGCTGCACGACCAAGACCAGCAAGTCCAACTCTTCCAGCAACACCTCCCAAAGAACCTAATCTACTACCAACTCCAGCAACTGTTTTACCGAGTCCTTTAGCACCAGTACCAATTTTACTACCTAAACCTGATACACTTTTAGTAAAGTTTCCAAAACCCCTTGCAAGTTTAGTTCTATTTTTTTTACCAAAAATCCCAAAAAGTTTAGATACACCTCTACCTAACTTTCCAAAATTTATCTTTGTAAATATTTTAAATCCTCTACTTAAAATTGCAAATGGTAAATCTAAAAGTAAAAGTTTAAGAGTTTTTAATGGTCTAGTAAATGCAATAAGAGCAGCAGCTGCTAAACCTAACTTTGCAAGAAACCCAGTAGTCCCCCCTTCAATACCTAACTTTTCATCTATAAACGCACCTATTTTATCAATACCTTTAAAAAATTTTACGATTGAAGGTATGAGTTTTTCATCTAAGTAACCTAAAAATTTGAAGAAGGTGTCGGACTTTAAAAAAAATATTAGAGAAGTTAAACCTAATATTGACGCAATTCCTTTGTTATCTTTAAAGAATTTACCCATACTTTTGAACACATTTTCAGTGCCAGTTTTAAATCCATCAAGTCCTTCTAAAAATTTACTATCCTTAAACTCCTCTTTTTTTCGTAAAGACTCTTTTTCTGATTCTGAAAGTCCAAACTTGTTACTTATTAAAGTAACACTTTCTAATATTTGTTGTAATAATGTGGTGTTTTTATCTTCATTTTTTTCTAGTTGATTAGAAACATTTTTACTTTGTTCAAGTGTTGGAGGCCCAAATAATTCACCTTGTTTTACATCATCTTTTATTACCTCTACATTATTTTTTTGTAATAAAGAAACTTTACCTAACGCTTGAGTCGTTCTTCTTTGTTCATCTAAAAGTTGTTGAAAGGTTTGTTCGGTGATTTCAGCCATTACTTCTTCTTCTTATCCACATATGCATTTGCACCAAAGAATGCAGCTACTAATGCTGAGATTGCAACAAAGTATGTAGGTGCAATATCTGCTAATAATTGTCCTGTTGTTTCATATCCTATAAGGTCTGCAATTACGATACCGAGTGGATACACTAACATACCCATTAATGCGAACCATGCCATTCTTCTCATTGCATCTCGTCTTGCATCTGCGTCCTCTAGTTCTTTTCTTTTAAATTCCAAGTCCATCTCTAATTCTTGTGCAGAGATGTGTCCATCACCATTTAAATCTTTTTTCGCAATCTCATCATCAACAGTTTTAGTTATTTTATCTGCCATAAAACTATCCCTTCATTTTTTGATTTTCTTTTTCAATCCTTTCATTCTCTTTTTTTATGTGTTCCATTAACAAACCAACATAAATTTCTCTTTCCCAAGGCATCATCTCATCTAACTCACTTAAACTATATTTATGATGTTGCATCATAGAAAAGTTTGTTTTAAAATAGTTACTCAGAGTCTCGTGAACGAGACTTATTCTAAAAAATTTGAGAGGCCCTCCAACACAACCTCACCTTTAACCTTTGTTTTTGGATTGGTAACCTTTATTACATGACGAAGTTTAGGCATACTGTCAAAAAACTTCATAATTGAATCTAATTGATTATTAGTTAAAGAATCAATAAATTCATTAAGTTCATCATCATTAATATCAACTCTATGATATATTTTATCATTGTGATGTATTTCTTGTACACAATTATTTAGTATTGAAAACACCACAGATGCGTTACTTTGAACTGTTAATACACCTTTAACATCATTTAGAAGTGGATATCTTAAATATAATTTAATACTATCTGATAATATTATTTCATTTGTGTGTTCTGCTGTCATTTGAACAGAAATATCTTGAAGGTTCAATTTAATAGGAACTTTTGTTTTGTTATCATCTGGACAGGTAACCATAATTTCTGATGTTTCACCAACAGACTTTGCTCTAATTTGTAAAAACACATATTCAATATCAAACAATGGTGATTTTGATGGGTCTATCTTATCAAAAGTACAAGATTTCACTAAATTTCCAACTGCATTTGCAATATCATTTTCTTGTCCAGATTCTTGAGACATCAGTAATATTTTTTGTTCCTTAACAAGAAAAGGTCTATATTTTATTTTTTCATTTGTTGATGGTAACACTAACTCGTAGGTAGGTGTTTGTAACTTAGGTAAAGCCATTATATTATCCTTATAATTTAGTCAATACTTTAGGTATTGCACTCCTTATTTCTCTCTCAACACTATTTACTACTACCTCACCTATTCTATCTAATAGTGGTTTAGGTAGGTCTGACTCATCTGTTAGGTTCTTAAAATATCTATACTTAAATGTCACACTTACTTTTTGTATTTCTGTTGCTGGTGCATATGATAATGGTTGTTCTGCAATCGTAGATGGAAAACACTCAAGTAACTGCACACCAAATCTTTTTTTATTATTATCATCAAGTTGGTGTATATCAATCGAACCTGTATATTTGTCATAATATTCAAATGCAAAAGTTCTATTATCAAACGCAAGTCTTTGCCATGTTTCAAAAAATGTTCTTTCTCGCATATCATTGGAACACTGAAAGACACCTGTGACATCACCATAAGAATAACCTGTCACGACATCTTTTATAGGCCCATATAAATTTATATCACTTGTTACATCAAGTGTGCGGCCAGGAAATGAGATAGATTCACAACGAAGACTTGTTTCTCTTGTTGTACCTTCACTTGTCTTTTGAGGCATTAGAATAGACATAATATTTGTGTCTGAACCAGCTGACTTACCTCTTGCACCAGATGGTGGGTGTAGTGTTACCTCATATCTAGAGGGTTTTGCATATCCATCATCACTACGAAAACCACTAAGTATCTCATTTATGACACCGTACGCAGTTCCTTCTAATAATCCACCTATGTTTATTTTAGGCATTAAGGTCTTCCTTGTCCTCTGTATGTTTTGTGACTTCTTCTTTTATTCTTGTTCATTGTAGATGTAATAGGATTTCTACCTTGAGAAGTTCCTTTTTTTATATGGTCTACAACTACTTTTACTCCAAACTTAGATTTTTTCATTATATCATTTTCCTTGAATCTTTATATACTTCTGCTTGACTACCTTTTTTAAATCTTGCAACAGGTAGTAGTGTTGCAACTGTGAACTCGTCTGCGTCTACTCTACGAAATCTTGACTTTACTTTACCAGCAAGATATCTTTTGATTGTTGGTCTTATTAATCTTACTCTTTTCAATGCATTATAACTTACACCTAGTCTTGTTGTTTTATCAAACTTTGTATTGTTACTAAAATCTACAACTCTATCTAGTAACTTCATACGCAATGGTATGGGTAAATAGTGAAAGTTTAATCCTAAAAATCCATCATTATAATCTTCTAAAGGTAATACCAAAGGAAAAGTATCATAATATGGAAGTTTCTTTTTTAACTTTGGGTCATAGATAAACATATTTAATCTACCAAAAAAAGGACTGGTTGCTTGTTTACCATCTCTAATCAAGTCAAGAGTTTTAGGTGTACCAAACTCTCTTATTTTATCACGATACCAATCAGTAGATTTAGGTCTACCTTTTGCAGCCTTAACTACACTCTGAATATATTTACTTGGGACTGCCACTTAGTTTCTCTCTATTCTTTAAATGTTCTTCTGCAATCTTTTGTTTTGACTGTCCATAATACCTTACACCGTACCAGTTGTCAATCATAAATTCATTTAATATCACATACCTATCAAGGTGTGGTTCATGCACTCTAAACTTACCAAGTATCCTACCAAACTTACCAGACTTGTCTTTCTCTGTAATAAGTGTTTGTGTAGAACCAACAGGCATCAATGTCTGAACTAACTCTTTAGCCATCAAACCATACTTCTTTTCTTCTAAATCTCTGGTTCTACTCTCTGGAGTATCGATACCATATAACCTTACTCGTTCCTTATGTAACCATACACCAAAACCTAAATCGATATCCACATCAACTGTGTCACCGTCAATTATCTTGACTATTTTACATTTGTATTCGTACATAATACTATTTATACTGTGGGTTGAGATGTTTCTCTGTCAGTATCTTAAATTCCATACCACGATTTGCACACCAATCTTTTGCAGATTTCCACTTTGCGTTGTTAACACCCCAAGTTTTAACTTCCTGATACCATTTGCGTGTGCGTTTTTTAGGTGTCTTATTGGGTTGTTTGCACTGATATTCTGGTTTTACCTCTATGATAAACTTCTTGACACCACCAGAA